GCTGGTATGCAGCTCGGTGTAGAGGGTAACGGGGGAACGACGCAGTCATTCGCTTTATTCAGTGCAGACAATTTTGGCATCTACAACACCACAAACGGAACTTACCAGCTCGCCTTTACTGCAGTTAACGGGCAGGTGTTTATGCGAGACACATTTATCCAAGATGGATCCATAACCAATGCAAAAATCGGAAACGTTATTCAATCCACCAACTTCGTATCAGGCGCAACAGGATGGGCTCTAAATAAGAGTGGTGTATTTGAAAATAATGGTTATGAGCCGGGTAACGGAAGAATGGTGCAAACCAACAATCAGATATCCGTTTACGATGGTAACGGTGTCCTGCGCGTCAGGATGGGGAAATTAAGCTGATGGCATATGGTTTCGGAACATGGGATGCCAATGGCGTCGATAACAACACCGGCCTAGTCAAGGTCAATGCGCTCGGTGTTATGTCCATCGACGCTACAAGTAATTACAACCAGGCATTTCCATTGCCGCCTGGTTATTCACTAGATTATCTGTTTCAACCCAATGGTGACAGGAATGGCAATGGTAGAAAGAAGATATATACGAGCGGTGCCAGCGTAGTAGTTAGTCAGGTAGCAAGCTCTGACTTCTCATCTGGCACCTTTCCTAATGTTCCGGGAAATATTCTGGTATTTGTGAGGTGATATGGCGTACGGCGCTATTCTGACAGACTCTGCAGGTGTTCCTTTTTACATTGGAGATACAACGCCTCTTACCCTTCTTGAAAAGCGCGTTTTGAGCGTTCCCCAGGTATCGGGAAGCGGGGCGGTCATAAACCTCTTTAATAACGATGGTGCAATCAGGTTTGTTTTTGCTAACAGCAATGGTCAGCAGGGTAGTGGATTAAATACATGTGAGGCGCTGGAGCTATCCGGAGGAGTATGGAGCTTGCGGCATGCAGGCCCAGCAAGGACAGTGAATGTCTATATTTTTGGCTACCAATTCCAGCCAGTTCCTGCGTGGGGCATTCAAATAAATGACTCCCAGGGCAGATGCATTTTAACTAATGAGACGAAAGTCCTGCGAGATGTGCAAAAGCTCGGAGATGAAGGTTCTGACGCGGGTTCGGGGTTAAACGCCAACTTTTCTCTCTCCGGAGAATGGGCTGTTGCTCCGGCTTATACCGGAAATTACACAGGGACAATTAGCCAGGGCGGGCAGGTTTATCCGGTTGTCGCACAATATGCGAGCAGTGCAAGGTTCAATGGCAGCACCACGCAAATCACGAGCGGATATATTGGCAACCTCAATACCGGCGGTGGAGGTAGTGGCACTCTTACCAACTACCGAAACCGGCTGGTTGCCGTTAATGTACAGCGGTATTGATGCTATCGATCAGCTAGATTGATAAATATGTTTGATGGATTCGCATGTGGTAGGTATAAATCATCTATCTAACCAAGGATGATTAAATGAAAACAATTCTCTTAATGTTCGTATCTGCATGTCTTGCCGGATGCCAGACCCTTCCGCCTGCTAAGTGTGACGCAATCGCCAGAATTGGCGGACAGGTTGTGACTGTTCCAATCTACGACATCAAAACCGAAGCAAATCAGACCAAATATTTCGCAGGCAATCCTTTTGGCTGGAAATGGGTGTCTAAGTCCAATTTCTCTCAAAGCTCTTGCCAGAAATAGTAAATAACTCAAATCAATGAACCCGGCCACCGCGCCGGGTTTTTTATTGTCCGGAGAAAGCTATGCCAGCAGGCACTATTGCATTAACCAATAACTCGACGACTGTAACTGGCTCGGGTACCAGCTTCACAACAGAGCTGAAAGCGAACGATTTTATCGTTGCTATTGTAGGTGGCGTTACCTATACGCTCGGTGTGCAATCGGTTAACTCCGCTACCGGCGTTACTCTCATCACGGCTTATAACGGTCCAGCAGCATCAGGTGTGGCATGGATAGCTGTTCCCAATGCTGCACTGGTTGGAATCACAGCCCAGGTTGCTGCAGACGTTGCAAAGGCCATTCGTGGCTTGAATATGGACAAGCAGAACTGGCAGCAGGTTTACAGCGCAAGCGGTAACATCACAGTTACGCTACCAGATGGTTCTACTTACTCAGGCCCATCATGGAACTCAGTCGTAAATTCAGTTGGTGGGAAGCTGGATAAAGCGGGTGGTGTCATGACTGGAGCGCTTTTCCTTCCAGCCTTAGAGATTTCAGCAGCCACACCTTTTATAGACTTTCACTACGCTAACGGAGTTTCTGACTATAACCTCAGAATGATAAACAGCGCTGACCGAACCCTTACGCTGGTGGGTGAGGGCGGATCAGGAGCGCTTCTGAATGTTATCGGTAGCATTAACACTTCAACCGGATTAACTGCCACTGGAGGGGGCATCAATACCCGTGGTGCGGCCCCGGCAACAACACCAGCCTCAGGTACGGAAACGGCATCTGGAGTGCTCGAAGCGGGTTTCAGTTCTGGTGTGTACTTAGGTGTCAGATCTCTTTTCCATACTGCTGTAGTCCAGGGCGCTGGTACGAGCGCAATTATCGCTATACAGACCTCGGCAACTGGCGCATACACACGATATCAGTTCTCACAGGGCGGTAACGCTATAGCCCCGGCAAACTGGGTAAGCAATTCTGACCGCAGACTAAAAACAAACATTGAAAAAATCGCTAATCCTCTTGAAAAAATGCGCCAGATTTCAGGGGTCACGTGGGACCGTGTAGATGGAGTAGGGCCAGGTATTGGGTTTATTGCACAGGACGTACAGGCAGTATTTCCTAAAAACGTATTTATCAGCGGAAGCCGTGTTCTGGAGAACGGCTCTGTCGTTGAAAACGTGTTAAGCCCTGACACACCAGGGGTGGCTGCCGCACTGCATCATGAAGCTATCCTGGCACTCATGGATAAAGTCGAAGCTTTGGAGAAGCGGGACCTGGAAAAAAACGCAATAATTTCTGAGCTTCAGCAAAGAATGAAGGCCATTGACGGCCTGGACGCATAAAAAAGCCCGGCGACCGGGTAATGACTCATCCGCTCCTGTCTGAGCAGGCTGCGGGGTGGGTCATTTGAGATTAGTCACTAGCCGCTACCCCCGCCCGATTAAAATTCTTTCCAGCTCAACCCCTTTACAAATCTGTGAGCTGGTCCGCCTTGATCAATCCTACCGATTGATATTACTGTTTACCCATACAGTATTTATTAGAGGGGAATTTATCATGGCGAGAGAGAGCGACATTAAGGCGGCATTCATGGCTGCCATGAGGCGAGAGTCGGGGCTGGGCGTCATCGTCACAACTCAGGATTTTGTACGCCAGCTGGAGCTGGCTAACTGGGATTTCAGCCTGCGTGAGGCTAATCAGTGGATAAAGGCAAATACGGCGACGTTCCGCGATACATCTACGCAGGAGGGTGAGGCTAAGACCTACCGTCAGTTCAACCCGAACGGGGGAATCTGATATGGGATTCCCATCACCGGCCTCGGACTACGTTGAGGGCCGTATCGACCTGAACAAACTTCTTATGCCACATCCGACTCACATGCTGATGATCGAAACGCCGCTCGGCTTCGCTATTGTCGACAGAACGGTGCAGGGAAGGACAGGCGAAAAGGTCGCATTCCAGCTCGGAGACTATTCGCAGCTAGGGAGATTGTTCAAAACAGGAATTATCACCTCGGATGACGAGACGATCGACGGAGAGGGTATGGAAGGGATTATCGTACTGGGGAAGGTCACGGCTGAGATAGTGTCCGTATACGAACCGCTCCGGCCGATAATTTAACGATACCGAAAATTTCCCGAACCGGAAACGAAATAACTCGCAAGCGTTTGATCTTGAACGGGTGCATTAGTAAGTATTGCTACCATCAAAAGGGGTGCTTTTTTTATTCAACTCTTTGTTAAATAACAGGAAAACCCCTATATATCGCAAACAGGAATCGTATTCGGTCTTTTTTTGGTTGGCACTTCGTATCAATGACTTAACGTGAAATCAATCAGTTAAGCCCGCTCCTGTTACTTCCTGTTCTACTCTGCTGGACTCTGT